CATCTTTACGATAATATTGTCTGTTCGGTTACACTGTTCAATCTTTTCATTATGAATAGCAAGCATTTGACTGATATTTTGACTTGTCTCTCCTATCTTTTGAATTGCAGTATCAATACGCTCCATCATCTGCTCATAAACGTTGATACGCTCTTCAAGCAGTGCTATTTTTGTTTCTGTCGATGATGGGTTAAACATTGTTCTAATTATTGTGGTGGTTTCCTTCTTTGTAACCAACGAGAACGAGACCCTTTTCCACCATAGATATATCTTTTCTTTGGTGCGGGCATTACGGGATCATAACCCGCAACAGGACCTTTGGGGTCGGCAGATCCAGTGAATCCCCCAGCACCTACAACCATACCTTCCTCTTTAAGATTACGAATAATTTGAATTACTCTATCTAATTTATTCATTAGATTTTTTGCAATTGAGAAAGACACTCATTATCTTCTACGATATCATGAATTTGAGTTTTTGGATATTCTGGAAAGCGGTTTAAAAATAAAAGGAAACTCTTAATTGATGGCCACAAATCACTATCTAAGTTATAAAATAACAAAGGCACAGCAGCATCATTAAAGACATTAAACAATATTGTTAAATGATTTAAAATAAGATGAGTTCTTAACTCTCCCGTATTTTTATATCTTTTTAATAATCTTTTAACATAACGAATTCTTTTCAAATCAGTTTCAAAATCCTCCATTGTTACTGACTGAGGATTATCGTAGAATTTTATAGCAAATAACAAATAGTTATTTTCATTCAACTCATCAAATCTCATACATCAATTATCAGCTATCTGGATATCTTGAATCGTCGTCAGCGTCACCAGTAATGCTGCTTCCAGCTACCAGAGTTTCCGATTTAACTCTGAAGTTGCCGTGGTTATCAACATAAGTTGTAACACCAACCCAACCAGCGTGTGCTACTGCGTAAGCGGCATTCTTTCCACCAACAGTAGTTCCAGCAGCAACAGTTGCTTCAGTAGTGCCAACACCAAATACAGCAGAAAATCTGTTTGCTTTTACATCAGGAGCATTGTATTGCCCATCTTCAAGAGTATACTTTGGTTTTTCAGTTACCGTATAAGCAACACCTGCAATTGCACCATTAAGAGGAATCAGGAATTGCGTTGATGCGATTGAAATTTGAGTAGCAGAGGTTACACCTGTAATTACTGCTTGACCATAAGTAGCGCCGACGCCAACCACTAAAATATCACCAGTTGAAATTCCAGCAGTTACGAAAGTGGTACCACTTCCTGTTACTACTTTAGTGCTCAAATTAATTGTAATATTTCCGGTGAGTCCTGTGTTAAAAGAATCTCTATTGCCCCAAAGAGACATGTTTCTTACCCTGTAAATTTCTTTTTATACTGATATTTATAAAAAAAGGAGACCTTTAGTTTTGGTCTCCCTTCTTATTTCAATTACGGAGTTAAATCTTTAGCGCCTTTATTCTTCAGTTGTCCTTGAAGTTGTAAAAGGATGAGTGAAAGAATACCGTTTGATTTGACTTTTGGGTTTGCTCCAAGTGCTTCAGAAACTGCAAAAAGTACAGTTGCGATAAGTGCTTGGTTAGCAATTGCCCATGCGACGAGTGCTGACATGATGACCTCCGTGTGAAGAGTATCCTGTCTTATTTAGCAATCAGTCGGATTCACCAGCTCTTGGTTTGTACATATCTTGAGATCTTTTTTCTGCAGATGCTTGTTGTGCCTTTCTTCTGGAAAGTCTATCTGCAGTAGTCTCCCCTTGAGATGTAGGAGCTCCCGGAGTCTTTTTAACTCCCCGCTCACCTTCATGCTGAGCAACAGTTTTGCCACTTCTGGTCATAAGACCTTGACGAGTGCTTGGCATTTTTCTTAGCATTTCTATAGCACGATCACGTGGTTTTCTTGCAATTCCTTTTTCTTCACGTCTTCTTTCGTCAAGAATTTCAGTTTCTTCTGTTGAAACCATCACAATAGGATTTTTAGCACCCATCGCTCTTGCATAATTTTTAGCAAGATTAACTGCGGTTGGAATGGATCTAGGATCCTTTTCTTCCATTTCTTTTTTTGCTTTTTTATCCGCTTGGGTAACGTTTTCTTCCTTCATCGGTGCTGATGGTTTCATTTTCGCACCAGCTTGTGTTTGAGGAGCTCTGGGATTTACAGTTTGTCCTCTTAAATTATATTTTGCCTCATCTTTTCTTTGTGCTTCGGGTGTAGGAAAGTATCCAGATTCTTTTACAGTTTCTGGAAGACCTTTATGAGAAGTTGTAGCAAACTTTTTAGCTTCCTTTTTACTCATTCCAGCAGCTGCTTTTGCCACCTCCGGAGACGCTGGCATTTCACCTTTCTTTGCAGCATAAACCATTCCCATAAACTTTTGTTGCGATTTGCTTACCGCTTTCTCTACAACAAAAGATCCTTCCATATCATAATGTGCTAATTGCATACCATAATTAGATTTTCCACTATTTGATCCTGGCGCTTCAGGATTAACCTTTACTGTATTTTTTCCTTTCATTACATCAATCTTTGCTGCATTTGCATCGGGATTGGATGATTCATCATTAACTTCGCCAATATATTCTTCCTTTACACTTGAGGTATCTTGACCGTCTGGTTTACCACCTTTTTTACGCTGAATAGCATTGTGAACTGCACCACGATATTCTTTAGCACCACTTTCTACTTTACCATCCCCATCATAATCTTTACCTGCCTTTGCTCTTGCAGTTTGCTCCCCCTTCTTCTTTTCGCCCTCATAAGGTTCGCCATAACCAGTCATCTCAACCGATTCAATATTTGAGTTTGCACGAAGTTCACTAATCTTTTGACGATCTGCGTATCTTACATAAGAACGCCCATCTTTTCCAGTGACTCTAACCTTATATTTCTTGTGTTCGGAAGTTTCTAACTTCTCCATATAAGTTAGACGAATTGGTTCCTGCTCTTCCTGAACCCCCTCAACAAATACTTTAAAGAGTGCGTTTGCTAAGCTAGAAGAAGCTAAATCTTCAATATTGAAATCTTCTGCTTGAATTCCACCCTTTCCAAAAAGTTTCTGCTTTACCATTGTTTTTTCCTGCTGACTCATGCTACTGTTTTGCATGTATTGTGAATATGCCTGACGAAGAGGAAGTTCTTCTCTTCTAGCTCTATATCGTATGTCATAAATTGCTTGCTTTACTCTTTTCTCTGGTGTTTTACCGCCTTCTTTTTTTCCTTCTTCGCCACCTTTCTCAGATGAAGGTGCCTCAGCAGGGGAGTGTTTTCTTGCTGGAAGCTCTTCAGCAATATGTTTTTTCATGAGAAAACTTTACTTCTTATTTTTTCTATACTTATTTATGAAATTAAGACCGTATGCTCGTCCACCTTTCTGAAGATTCTCCTTCCCTGTGCCAATTGCTCCAGGTGTTTGTTTTGCAGCATACTTAAAATATCCTAAAGTTCCAACTAACGTATTTGGTTTTCCTGGTTGACGATATGCTTTATCCATCTTCACTTCACTATATTCACGCAAGTCTTTAATCCAAGATTTAAACATTTGACCAGATTCAGTAACACAAATAAGGTAATTAGTTCCTCTACGAATAATGCGTCCGACCAATCCAGTATTTAAATTCTCAACAATCTCATTAATTGTAAAAATAGATTCTGTAATATAATTCTCACGAAGAGATTGAAAATCAAGTTTTGGCGCAATCTCCCAAATATCCCAACCTTCTTTTACATTCATCGCACCGCGAAGAATATTGAAAAGTTCTTTTGCTTCTGCTGGTTTAACTTCTGGGGGAAGACCTGAACGGAAAGTTTTAAAATCTCCTTCTGCAGCAGCAAGTCTCATTCTTGATGCAGACATTCCTTCAACACCTTTTGCATCAGGATCTCTATCCCCAGAAGAAACTACTTCGATATTATCAAAATTATACAGTTGCCCATTATATTGATTGGAAAGTTTTTCAAACTCTTTAACTCTATCTCCACCTCCAATAATTCTTACGCCTGCATATCCATTATTATGTGCCATTTTTAAGACATCAAAGACTGTCTTTGTATTGGCATCATTTACAATATTACCAGCATGATTTGGATAAAACTTTTGCATATAGGCAATCTTTGTATCAGGATCAAGAGGATTCTTTTTCTTATCCTGACTTCTCGATGGGAATATCAAATACTGACCATCTTTATCTTGAGACGCTGCCTGCGCTGCAACATCCATTAATTGTTGGTGTCCAATTGTAGGAGGATTAAAGCGACCAAAAGCAACAGTAAGAGTTCCCTTTGTCTTAGGAACTGGAAGATATTGTGCGGGAGGTTGTTCTTGTGCTGCTGCTTGTGCTTCTGGTGCTGGCGGTTGTTCTACTGGTTCTTGCTGCTGTGTTGGTTGCTGAGCAGTTTCTGGATCTTGATATCCGGGAGAAGCAATAGTTTTTTCTTTTTCTGTTTGCTTAGGATCTTTTGCTCCAACTCTTTGTCGCTTGTTATAAAACTTAAGTTGCCCACCCTCTGTTTTAGCAACAAATTCACCTTGACGATCATACCATCCACCATGCCCATCTCCGACAAGACCAAGACGCTGTGCTTGTTGTGAGGCAGATGCTTCTGATATGAATTGGAAAAAACTTTTCATTATTTACTTTAAATTATGTATCAGATACTCTTATAATATGTATTTATTCTAGACATATCTTTGTATATTTCTTCCACCAACCGGTTGAATAATAACTCTTGCACCTTTTATGCCATGATCACTCCTATCTCCCTTATAAACAGCCAGAAAAACTGGTTCATAACTTCCGGAAATTCTATCACCATTATTGAGTTTATGCCCAGAACAAGTTAACTCATAATACCTACCCCTATTCTGCACACTCAACACTCCTTGCATGGTAACATCCACATTATTTTCACCCTTTACGCCCCCATATCCACTTCCATAAACTGCCATTTTCTTCAAATTTTCGTCTTGTATCCTTCTGCCTACTGTAGTTGCCGGAGGTATACCATTAGGAAACATATCTTGCAATGTAGATATAAATGCTTGTGTTTCTGGATGTGCAAATATCAATGGTTCAGATCTCTGAGATGTGCCCGCCCACTGTTGAAACGCTCTTGCACCGTCACCAGCCTTATGAGATACATGCCCAACATATCCACCAACTCCCCTAAAATGGAAATCACACTTAGGAGTGCCAGGAGTACTTTCACACAGACCAACTTGATATGTTGTATTTCCAACCTTTAACGGTATAATTTCGGAACCAATTTTATCAAATATTGCAGTTAATTGTTGGTTTACTCTTATAATTTGAGCATCTTCCTGAGCGGTAGTTGCCTGTGTTCTTCCTGAAAATTCAGAATCTTTATAAATCTGAGTGATGTTTATATATTGTCCAGTAGTTGTCGGAAGCATTATAGATCTTCCACTTTTAAATCTATCAAATTGGTTAACAGAACTCAAATTAGTTAATATAGATTTATCTAATTTAACCTTTTGACCATTTGCTTCAGATAAAGTAAAATCCTGCCCTGTTCTTATTCTAGTCAAAAAAATGTTGAAATTATTTCTCTTTGCAAGTTCACTAGGATTTAACGTCGCCATTTTTATTTTTATTTAGAAATGCCCGTGAGAAGATTCGAACTTCCACTGTATGGATTCTAAGTCCACCCTCTCTACCATTGGAGTACACGGGCATAATAATATTATATCACAGATTAGAGCACATCTCAATTAAATTTAATAAAACTTTCTCATCATATTTGTTTTTAGCAAAATTTAAAGTTGTACTAATAAATTGTATATTTCCTCTTACATATCCCCCTGAACTATCAATTCTATCTAAACTAGCAATTAAATTTGGATTTGATTTATCATGAGATTGATCGGTCAAAGGAAGAACTAATTTTCTTTTTAAATATGGACATTTACCTTCTTGAGTTTCCCATACTTCCTTCAAATATTTCAAATCAATATCACACTCTCTATTTTTAGATTTACTCCTACTTCTAACTTTTTTTAGAGTTTCTCTAAAAGGAGAATACTCATCTTTATCACTTCCACCAAATTGCCTTATAAAGTTTTTATTTTCATCACTTTTTCTCCAACTATCCAAATGTGAAGTATCAAAACTACTAGAGCAATTTAAACTACAAAAAAATGGAGTTCCCAATTTAATTTTTCTATTATATTCACTTTTAACTTTTTCAAAATTAGATCCACATTTTTTACAAATACAAGTAACCATAGTGCTCTCCACAATTATAGTTATTTATAATATTCCCCTACTCTCCATAATGGAAGCATCGAGTTTCGAACTCGAAACCTCTTGAATGCAAATCAAGTGCTCTACCAATTGAGCTATGCCCCCAATAAAACCATTATATCATCGAAGGGGCATAAGGTCAAATAGTTCTGGATGAAGTCTTCCATACTTCCTCATAATTTCACCTGCTTTAGCATTTGCTTGATTTTCAGCAGGACTTCCTGGATGTGATGTAATTTTTTTACCATCCATCAATTGCTTATAATGTATAAACTCGTGAGATACCGTTCTCAAAATGTCAATGGGATGACGATTGACAATGCTAATATAGAGCACGTTTTTTTTCATCATCCCAAATGTCATATGATCTTTAGCAAAATCAGAATCATCTATTAAAACATATGGAATGTCATATGTTAAACGAAGTTCCCCTTTAAGAAAAACTAAAAATCTCTTAAGAAGAGCATCAAACTGCATTCTTGTAGTTGGTCTCCCCTTTCTTTTGCCAATCAAAGACATTTTTTTAAATATTTATTAGACACCAATAACAGCACCAATATTGTCATCAATATCTTGAATGACTGCACGAATATCAGAAATACGGGGAGGAACACTCAGTTCATCATAAGTATATCCTTGTTGTGCCTCAAAAAGGACTTGACGAATTGCAGC